TCGTCGTGCCCGTGGTGCCGACCCGCACGACGATAATCGGCGTCGCCGTGCCGGCAGCGGTTTTCACCATGTCGAACGTGCAGATATAGCGCATGCCGTTGACGAAGCCGCTCGGCCCCGCCGGCACCGCCGACCCCACGAGCGTGGTATCCGTCGCGAAGCCCGCGGCCGGCGTCGAGACGCTGACCGCCGAGCGCAGCAACGAATTGAAACTCGGCCCGAGCGGCGTCTGCGGGTAATCGCCCGTCAGCCCGAACCACGCCGGGGCACCGTTCTCGTGCCCGATCGCGGCCGTGCCCATGTAGCCCGGCACGACCTGAATCGTCGGCGTGAGCGTCACGTCGGTCACGCGCATAAACTCGCCTTCGACATAGACGAGCATCTTGTTCGCAATGCCCGTCGCCGAGGTCAGTTTGATCGTCCGGTCACCGAGCGCCTTGGCGCTCGCCAGTGTCGTAGATGTCAACGCCATGATTTACAGTCTCCCATGCAGAAGGTTAACGGGCACGTTCTCTCACTACCCTCCGACGCGGCACCCGAGCTCCTGACGAAGCACGGCTGTCCCGTAGAGCACATCCAGACGCTGAATCCACTGGTCCGTCGTCGCGACGTAATCGCGAATGACGCGCAGCGATTTCCCCGACTTGCGCGACGAGGCGCGATACGCCTTGTCCGTCCCGCCAGGCAGCGGCATATCCACCATCGCCAGCGTCCCGAAGTCCTTCTGAACGATGAGATTCTGCGGAGACACCTTGCCGGTAATGGTCGACAACGACGCCGCGGGCGTGTTGTAGACAAAGATCGCCGTCGAGGTCGCCGGCAGGCTCGTCACGTTCTGCAACTGCGAGCCGGGGCCGAAGATGGCCGGCGCAATCGGAATCGTCATCGCGCCCGCGCCGTCGGCGGTCGTCGTCGCCGTCACGACGAACTGCATCGCGTCGCCCGTGCTGGAGTAGGACTGCGGATTGACACCGTTGACCGGCACCGCCGTCGAGACGAACGAGATGATGTCGCCCGCGTTGAGCACGGTCGTGGTCGCCGTCCAACCCGCCGTGACGATCGTCGTCGCGCCCTGTGCGGGGACGCCGTTCGTGACCGGCGTGCCGCCGAGCGTGCCGACTGTATGCACGTAGACGTTCTGGTCTTTGCGCCACTTCGCGCCCAGTGTGCCGCCGCCGTTCATCGACCCGCTATCGTATTGCGACTTGATTTCCGCGCCGTTGTGGAACAGCCCTTTCAGGTTGTCCATCAAGGTGAAATCTGCGACGGGATTCAGGATGTTGACGCGATCCTCTTCCGGCGCGGCCATGTTGTCGAGCTTCACCTTCGCCAGCCCGTAGGTCGTCAGCGTCGTCGGCGTCACCCCAGGCGTGCCGACGAAGTTGTTCAAGCCCTGCGCGAGGTTGCAGACGTCCTGGTCGATGAGATTCGACAGCCGCGCAATCTGCGGACCAATGATGCGCTTGCGGTAGTTGTCGATGTCGAGGGTGAGTTGCTGGGAACTGACCTGCGTATCGATGCCGCGCTGAAACGACAGCGTGAGCGGCACCTGCGTTTCGGTGATCGCTTCGATGGCGGCGGCCTGCCCGAGACGGCCGATGTAGCGGGGCGGCTTGCGGATGTTGAGAGTTTGGCCGAGGACCGCGCCGCCGAACTCGAAATCATCCGAATATTCGGAATTGATTTCATTCATCGCGGCGTTGGTGTTTTCGAGGACATCGAGCGCCTCGAAAGTCACGATGTCATTCGTGAGCAGCGTATTCGCCATAAACAGGCACCGTTAGTCTCGGCGCGGCCCCTCCCGGCTGATGAGGGCTGCGGCGCTAACCGTGGTGCCTGTCTGTCCGCGAGGCCGGGGAAGGCGCGGGCGACGAGGCGAAGGATAATTGACGCGAACTATAGCACGAACTACCGCCCGCGTGCCGCTTTCCGTTCGGCGGCCCGTTTCTCCCGATAGCCGGACTTGTCAAAGTCGTAGCCCTTGCTCGCCAATTCGCTGGACGGCGTGGCCGATGTCGGCCCGTTCCCGTTGACCGGCGAATAGGGCGCTGGCGGCGGCTTCGGCGCGGGCTTGGGCGCACTCGGCGTGCTGAAACTGGCTTCAATGCGCCCGAGCGCAAGAATCGCCGACGCGGGCGACAACCCCTCGATGCGGGCGCGCTCGTCGGGATGGTCCGCGAGATGGTCCGCCAGTGAGGGACCGTGCTCGGAATACATGAGCGCGTCCCCGATGGGCGTGCCCGACAGGACGGTATCGAGAAAGGCAGTGAGTGTCGCCGTGCGAAGCGGATTCGCGGCGAGGTAGGCATCGCGGCGACCAACCCAGGTGGAGACGCGCGTCTCGAAGTCGCGCTGCGCGGCCGTTTCGCGCGCTTTCGTCTGCGCGGCGTGGTCCTCGGCTGCTTCGTCGCGCTTCGCTTGCCGATACGCCCACCGTGCGAGCTTCTCGGTAAACTCGCCATACGTCTCGAAGTCAGCTTCGGTGGGCCGCGGGTCGTTCGGGTCATCGGCCGCGACGGGCTGAGAGGGGGCCGGAGCCTTGGGCTGTGACGGCTCCGGCGTCTGCGCGGCTGGCCGCGCTTTGAGTTCGCTGAGTTCACGGGCGAGCGTCTCGCGCTCGGCCTTCATCGCCGCGGCTTCGGCGCGGGCCGCTTCGCGTTCCGCCGTCAGTTCCGCGAACCGCTTCTGTCCGCGCGTCGGCTTGTCCGCATCGGGCGCCGGAACCGGCGGGGACGCACCCTCAACCGCGGCGGTTCCACGCGACACGGCCTCCGGCGCAACCGGCTCCGGCGCATGCCGTTCCATCACCGCTTCGAGTGTGGCTGCATCCGCCCCCACACCCGACAGCGTGCGCCCATCCTGCTCGACGCTCGTGACGGTATCGGTATCGCTCACTGGTCCCCCTTCGGCTGTTGCGCGACGGCGCGTTCTGCCATCTCGGCCTCGTGCGCCCGTTGCGCCTCGGCCTGGTCCGCGGCAGTGCCGGCCTGCACGTCGCCCGCTTCGAGCGCCTGCGCATGCCCCAGCGCCGCCATGCCGATGTCGTGCGCCTGCACGCCCACACGCGCCCGCTCCTCGAGGAACAACGCCAACCGCTCCACCGTCGCGCCAAGCTCTGCGACCGCCAGTTTCGTTTCGTTGTCCGCCGCCTTTTGCTCGGACCGCATCGCCTCGATTTGCAGCTTCACGTCGGCGTCGAGTTGCGCCTTCGCCGCATCCGCCTCGGCCTTCATCTGGGCTGATTGCAGCGTCGCCTGCGCCTTGACCGTATCGCCCTCCAGCGCCTGCTTGAGTTGCGCGTTCTCCTCTTGGAGTTGCTGCACCAGCGCGGCGGCCTGTTCGGGCGGCACCTGTCCATCGGTTGGCGGCTCGAGCTTTTCCGCAATCGCCTGCGCCCCAAGGAACGACAACTGCTTGATGTAGTCGGGGATAATCTTCGCCTGCATCTCCGGCGGCAGATGCGGCAGCAAGTTCCCGAGCGCCGTCGCCCCCTCCTGCCGGCGCGTGGCCGACGCCTTCCCCATCGTCACCGTGCAGGCATACGTGCCGTTATTGAGGTCGTAGAACTTCCAGAGCGACTCTTTCACCTTCGCGGCTTCCGGCGTCACGTCGTCCGGCGCGGGCTCCGGCACGCCCGTGGGTCCAGGCTTGAACGGCTTGCCGACCATCACTTGCCGCGGCTCATCGTCCATGCCGAGAATGTGCAGAATCTGCCCTGGCCTCGTAATCTTCGGGATGATTTCTAGCATCAACGCGGCGGCATAGATATACGCGCGGCGCACGTTGTCGGGATAATTGCTATTCGCCAAATCCGACTCGGATTGCAGCGCCTCCAACGCCTTCCCGCTGCGCTCGTTCGGATTCGTATTGCCGAGACTCGCGTCCCCCGTCGATGTCGTCGCCTTAATCGCCTCTTCGCTGACTTGCATCAGCGCCACGCTCGCCTGAATCGGCGCATCGGTCGTATCGAGCGTCGGCGGCGGCAACGCGCGCCCCTGCTCGTCCCACGGATCGAACGGCAAGAACGAATGATTGACCGTCGTTCGCGTCTGCCAAATCGATTTGTAATTCGCCACCGCCGCGCCCGCAATCATCGGCGCCTTCTTCGCCGCGAGCGCGTAAATCTCAATCGCCCCGGAATAGGTGTAATTCACCATCCGTTGCGCATCCATCCCCGGCTCGATAATGCCGCGCATGACGATCTGGCCGTCCACGTTCAATTCTTCGCCGATGACCGGAATCAGTGGAATGCGCGAACCGACCCAATCCCACTCTTCGAGCGCCTCGCACGCATTAATTTTGCACCCCTTGACGACGGGCGCCGGCAGCACCCGCTCCATCCGCACGGCCGCGCCCGTCGGCGGCGTCCCCTCGCCGAGCGTGCCGTCCTCGAGCCAGTAGAACGGCCGATCGGTATACGTGACGCGCCAATACTCCGCGATGCGGATGATGGCGTCGCTGACCCAGCCGTTTTTATCCCCGGTCGCCTGAAACTCTTCGAGCCCGCGCAGATCCGCCTTCGGATACTTCCGCGTGAACTCGTCACGGTCCATATCCTCAGTGACGAACATGAATTGCGCATCGCTCCGCGTCGGACGGGTCGCCGACGGGTCGCAATACACCGTCAGATTGTTGGCGATGCGCTCCAAGCGCAACTCCATATCGAAGACGTCTTCGGTGAGCGCGCCGTCCCACTGCTCATGCACGTATTCCGTGCGGAGCCGCGCCCACCCGATGCCGCCCTCAATCGCCCCGTCTGCGGCCCATTCAATCGGCGACTCCCCGCGCGCCTGGTTCTGCACGCGCCGCAGATAGCCCTTGAAGATTTCCGCCGTCTCGATATCCGCGCCGTTCCCGACCGGCTGCACGTCGAACCCGAAATCGGCGTTCTTGATGGTATTGCTGACCCGACGCATCGGCTGGCTGAGACGGTCCACCACGAGACACGGGCGCGGCGGTTGCGGCGACTGACCCGCGATGCTCCCCGCGCCTTCCCGTTGTTTCTTGATGGCCTCGGGCCACTGGTCGAGATTACGAAACTTTTTCGCCAGCACCATGCGCGTGCGCTGCGCCTCTTCCGCCTCGGCGCACTTCTGCCACCGTATGCGCGCTTCAGCGATGAGGGGGTCAGGCGCGCCTGGCATTTAGGCGCGCTCTCGCGCGACGGCCCGGATCGGATGCAGTTCGTTTGGCGGCTGCGACTGCGCATACTCGGCGTGCGCGCAATACGCCAGCGCGAGCGCGGCTTCACTCCGCGCCGAGACGACGAACCCGCACGTGCGGCAGAGCATGGTGAGCGTCATGTGCCAAGCACCAGCCAGCGGAGACGCGCAGCGAGCGGCGCGGCCCAGCGCGCAAAGGTGACGCGCTCGAGCGAGTCGAGACGCGCGGCATGCGCATCGACACGCGCCTGCATCCCCATGAGATGCGCGTCCAGCGCGCGGTGCGTGCCCGTCAGCGTATTCGCCTGCTGCGTCAGCGCCGCCACTTGCACCACAAGGTTATCCAGCGACGCGCTGCGCTGCGACGACGACATGTCCGCGAAGCTCGGCGTCACTGCACGCCCCACTTCGCCATCAACCGCAACTTCTCCCGCTCGCGCTCCAAATGCGGCATCACGAGCCGCACGAGGTCGCGCCACTTCGCCGGATTCTGCGCCGCCGCGAGCAAGAGTCGCTGCGTGCGCGGCCGACACGCCTGGAGCGTGAAATAGTCGTAGATGGCATCGAGCGCCGATGTGTCAATCGCGCACGCCGAGCCAAACACCCGCGCCGCCATCGTCCGCCATTTCTCGCGCCCGTCGATCACAATCGTCAGCAGTAACAGCCGGTCGCGCTCCGTGTCGCGCATGAACGTCATAATCTGGTCAGATCCGCGCTTCTCGCGCTCGGTCGCGTATCCGACGTTCGGAATGTCCGGCAAGTGGAACATTGGCGGCAGTATACACCCGTCAGCCCATCCAGCCCGTGCCGCCCGCATAGACCGGCGCCGTGACGACCGGCTCCGGCGCCTTCGGCTTCGTAGACGCCGCGGCCCCGAAGTTCGCCTCTAAATACTCGACCACGTTCATCGGATGTTCGTGCCAGCCGTCTTTCTTCGGCTTCCGCATCTGCTTCGAGCCGACGCTCACCATGTGCGGATCCCACACGTAGCCGCTTTCAAACGCCGACGCCACCATCCGATGCACCACCGAGCCGTGCTCGCTTAGGCGAATCCAGTGCGCCTCGTCCGACGACACGCGCAACGCTTCGTCCCCGTTCAAATCCCGCCCGCGCATCTGCGCCGCGATACGGTCAATCAACGCGACCCGCGCGGCCGGCGAGTTGCTGTCCTCCTTGAACCGCGCCTGGATGCCGTGCGCCCGCAGCGTCTTCCCCATGTCCAGCCCGACCGGATTGGACACGCCGGCCGGGTCGCAGCACCACACCGTATCGACCGGATCGGGAAACCACTGCGCCAGCAACTGCAAGACCGCCGTGAGGAACGGATCGAGATGCAGGTTCTGCCCGAGGATGCCGCCCAAGTAGCGCACCTGCCCGACGACGCCGACCTGCCGCGCCACGATGCACGGATGATGCTTCCCGAAGTCCAGCCCCACCTCGAGCCGCAGGCGCTTGTCATACGCGCACGGCCCTTCGTGCCGCGAGCGGAGAAACGCGCCCTTCCGCGACCCGTCGGCCGGCGTGCCATAGACCGGATCGCCGAGAATCTGCGCGCCGCGCTGCCCGAGAATCAATGTCGAGTGAATCGGCGTCCCTGGTGGATGCGCGTCCTCCATCTCCGCGATGTAGTTCGGCGGGAGGTTGTGCGCGTTGTCGTGCGTCGACAGCGGGTAGTAGGCGCGGTTCGGCTTCAGTGGGCGATCATGCGGAAACTCCTTCGCAATCCAATGGTCCTCCCCGACGGTCTGCGGGCTGAGCACAATTTGATGCGGGAAGCCCACCTGCGACAAGCGCAGCACGAGCTCCTGATACACCTCGTGCGGCAACTCCTCGGCCTGATCGATATAGACGTCCGAGAGCGTGAGCCCGCGAAACTTGCGAAACGGATTCGTCTGT